CCCCCGCGCGGCCGTAGGCCGCATAGCTCGGAGTATTGCCAGGACCGGCCCCGCCTTCGGTCAGGAACACGCGGGAATGGGGAGAGCGTACGATCTGATCAGGCACCTAAGTTCCTCCGTAGGAATGGGCTGTATTGGCTTGCTCCCAATTACCCGCGTACTGTGACGCCTATTTCGCAGTGTACAACGTTGCCGGTTTAACCGACAACGATTTCACCCGGAGCCCCCTGGTAGAGTGCTGCTATCTCTTGAGCGGACACTTTGAGCGCAGCCTGCAACGCGTATTGTACTTCGTCGAGTTTTGGAACCTCGATCATTCCGCGTGCGAAAAGCTGATTATTCAGGCGAATTTCTACGTCAATCGGTAAACCGAGAAACGAGAGATCAGGCGGACCAAGACGGATTCCGCTAGACGCCTTCGAGTCCGGATCTTGATCCCGGACTAGAACCACGAATTTACGCCCCGCGCTGTCTGTGTAATTTACTTTTCTCATGCGAATGCCGTCCTACTATTTCGCGCCAAGCGCGGATATTGAGAGATAACACGCCACGCTTCTACCGCGCCGCGCTTCGTTCCAAACGGAGACGATTTATAGAGCGGTGAAAGATCGTAGCTTTCGCCCTTCGCTACCTGGCGGAGATCCTTTTGCGCCTCTTCGAATCGCCGCGTAATGCATCCGCATGGCGGACGCTCGATCATGCTCATTGATAGATCCATAACCGCGCGAGCGAGTAGCGGATTCATCCGGCCATTTTGCAAAGGATAGCCAGCCTGGTAGTTGAGGCTGATAAATTCCGGAGCCTGTAACCCGCACCAATCCGAGAATTCGTATATGCCGTACGCGTCGCTGTACGTCGCCGAGCCCCAGATGAGAGACGAATGATCCGGCCGCGCCGCTTGCACGCAGATTTGCTGCGCGTTACTCGTGCAGGCAGCGCAGCCGTTATCCGTGCATGATGGGCAGCCGTTCCACATGTTCCATCCGATCGCGCCTTGATTTGATGCGTCGTTGTAAACTCTGTATACGTCAACTTCACTGATAAAGTTTGAGTTGTACGCCACTTCTCCGCGTACCGGACGTGTCGTCACGTTGACAGATTCAAACAATGGTTCCTTAACGCAGAGTTGTCGCGATACCGTGATCGTGAGCGTTTCTGTTCCGCTATTGTAAGAAACGGTTATCGGGCGAATATCCGCAAGATCGTTTCCGGACTGGTCAGGGTAGTAAACCCGGATTTCATTAACATCGTCAAACGTAGCACCGACAATCGTAATCGTTCCGGTATACGGCCAGTTCGTTGCAGGATCTTCGGTAGGCGGCGTTGCCCACGTTATAGGCGCGTTGATTTCAATGATATCCTTCGCGCGCGCTCCTGCCTGTATGAAGCGCCCCCACGGAGCCGTGAACGGATTCCAGCGGTTTCCGACACTGCGCCATCGCGCGAACTCTGCGCGATAATAATCCGGGAGATTGATGCGATCGTTTCGCCACTGCGGAGTAAGCGAGTAACCGAGATATTGCTCTATCGAGTCTTCCGCCTGGCGGATGCTGCGCGCTACCTGGTCACGAGAAACGCCGTCTGACGCCTGCCACTCGTATTGTGTCCATGCACTCTGACAGACGCTCGCGAGATTGTTACTCAGAGCGTCGAGCGAGATCCCCCAGAAATGCAAAGGATGGACGCCTGCCATAGACGCCCATTCTGAGAGTGATAACTGCGTGGTAACCGGCTGCATTTCAGTCCCTCACAACAACTAGCGCGCGCTCTAGGAGGATGGGGATCACCATACCGGCAACGATGTAAACCGGGAGCGGATCGATCCAATAGTACACGGCCCAGGTTATCGGCGTAGCCCAGACGGAAAAGCACCAGACGCACGACAGGAGCCGCGCAAGCTGTCCGCTCGGCCGTTCATACTCGATTTCAAGCATGGGGTTTGTCGGCGCAGACGGAACGGTAATTCCGCACCGTCTACGGATACTGACGAACATATCCCACGGCCCCTCTTCGCTGACAAACAGCGAAGAGATTCGCCAGGTAGCGAAACCGCAGACAATTATGGCAACAATTAAATCAGCGTGTGCCGTAGTCGTCACGCTGTCACGCTGTCACGCCTTCGCGCTGCCGCCGAACACTCGACAGTACCGTAACCTCTAGCTCTGGCTTGTCACCTTCGCTAAACGCTGTCCGCTTAACGATGCGCATGTCTGGCTGACTGAGAATGAGTTGCACATCGGCTGACACAACAAACTGCGTAGCGCCGCGAGAGAATTTGTACGGAAACCCGGTGATTTTGCTGCGAATCGTAAACGATCCCGCCATCGTGCCGGAATACTCGATCATCTCGCCATCGTCGGATGCGAATTGCATTTTAGCGAGAGCTTCGTTAGCGGGAACAAACGTAGCCGAGAATTTCGTCTTTGTTGCACATCCGCAAGCCATCTTTTCATCCCTCCGCCACTGGTTGCCGTCGCATTGTAGCACCCAATGGGAACCTTCGTAACCGCAGAAATACTGCATGAACGAATCACGTGATCGCTCTTTGTCCGCGTAGTTTTCTTCGCGCCTGAATCCGGTATGTTTTCGGTAGGTGAACAGCGCGACAGGAACGCGCCTGGATGGAATGCCGTTCGCCGCGCATTTCATCATCCAGCCCCAATCCTCCCAGCCGTATAGCTCGGTAGGATATCCGCCGAGTTCGTGCCAGTATCGAACAGGAGTGAGTGCGGTAACCGCGTGAAGCGTTCCATTCTTGAGCAAGAGGGAACAATTGTAATCAGGAGTCCGGTAGATTGAAAACTTGTTTTCCTCATGCGGATCTTCCCAGAAATCCGAATAAACGATCGAGCGTCGATCGGAATCGACGTACGCCGCGTACATGGTTTCGAGCGCAGTAGGCTCTAGAATATCGTCAGCGTCGATCGGTAGGAAGAGTTCGGCGAACGTTGCAGCAATGCCGGTATTGCGCGCGTTAGCTACGCCCTTAGCGCCACTTACGATCAGCTTAGCCCACGGCGGAAGATACAATTGCTTCGTACGATCTTTGCGATCGTCAACAACGATGCATTCCCAATTGATGAATGTCTGCGCGTACAGGGAATCGAGCGCATCCAAAAGAAATGGTTCGTGTCCATCTCCGAGAGGGATCACACAAGCAATTACCGGCGGATCTAGAGACGGAACCGGGAGCAAACTAAGAACCGTCCCCAGATTCGCCGGTAGTTGCTTGGGAGCCCACGCGTTTACATTCGGTAGTGCATTAGAATGTGACATCGAACCTTCACGAATGCAATACCGCAGCGTTGCGCTGTTTGTAATTTTCCTGGCAACAAAGCCGCCAAGTGCTGCACGCTGCCAGAAATCCTGATCTTCGGCAGTCTGACAACGAGTGCGGTAACCGCCAATTGTGTCAAAAACTCGACGCCTGTACATGCTCGAATAAGGGATCAAGTTCCGCCCTTCGCACTGTTCGATCCCGTTCCATTCGCCTGGCCAGCCGCTAGGTACCCCTACGCCGGTAACGTCTTTGTAGAAATAAACGCCTCCGTACGCGATATCGATGTTTCGATCGCGCTCTAGCGCCTGGTACAGTTGTTCAATGTTCGCGCATTCGTCGTCAGCGTCGAGCGCCATAACGTACGGTGATTCGGAGTGCTTGCGGATTGCCTCATTGCGCGCGCCCGCAAGGTACAGATTCGTTTTGCCGTTGATCACCTTGACCACGGTTGGATAGCGATCGGCATACTCGCGCGCAATTTCGGCGCAGCGATCAGGCGACGCGTCTACATACACGATTGCGCGCGCTTTGAAAGTGTCCGTGTTTTGATTCACTACACTTTCAATAGCTCTAGCAATATACTTTTCCAGATTGTACGCGGTAATAATCACGTCTACATGCGCAGCATCTTCGATGCGCCTGCGCTGCAATCGCTTGATATCGTACGCGTGCCGCCACGCCTGCGCGTATTGGAGCATCTTCGTCGCTTCGCTGTAGTGCGTATCGATGGCAACCCGGAGCGCCTGGCGCTCATCCTGGCCGTACGTGCGGGCCACTGTGGCCCGGAGCGCCGCCGCGAGTGCCACGGTATCGCCTGGCTCTACCAGATGGCACCAGAGCCCGCGCGTGGACTCGGAAGCGTCCAATCGCTCGCGGATCTCCTGCTGACCTCCCCATGCGTAGCCGACGATAGGAACCGCCGAAGCGAGCGCCTGCACGTTCGATACTCCGAACGTCTCTCGCGTGGTGGCGAAATACGCAGAGGCATTGCGCGTCAGCCGTCCCGCTTCGGCGTGCGAAACACGCCCGACATTGAGCACGTTATCCGGCAGCGGACGGTTATCCCACGCCGTTGTTACAAACTGAATCTCCGGGCACATGCGCGCTACAGCGTCGAGCGAGTCGATTTCGCAAACCGGATCAACGCGAGTCTTATCGAACAGAACATACGGCCCGGCCGGGGTTTCTTTCTCCGCATCGAACCATGCGTCTACGTCTACGCCGTGCGTAACCGTCTTTGCGTCGCGCCAGTATTGCTGCTTGAGCACGCGTGTAACCCACTCGCTAGGCGACGTGACGATATCCGCAATGCGGATCATGTGGCCTACTTCGTGGTTGATGTTGAGCATGCCTTTCGGCCAGTTGTATCCGGCCCAATAGAGCCCGTGCGTATGGCCGACGATCGGGATCTGCGGACGGTCGCGGATGAACTGCGGGGGAACCGTGATATGCGCCGCGAGAACGTCGCACGTTTCGAACGATTCCGCGAGTTCGAATCCGGAATTTTCCGGATCGCGCAGCCATGCCTCCTGCTGCCGGATTATGCGCCCTACGCCGCCTTCGCCCATATCTTCGCCGTTGCTCTGCGGGTACACGAAAACGCGGATTCCGCCTTTCAGTAACTCCATAGCTTCCGCTGCTTCGTGCGCTGCGTTTCGCGTTTCTGTCGCAATCTCGCTTACGTTTTGCGCTAGCTCCGCGCTCTGGATCGTTACTGCCTGGCCGAGAAAGTTGGGCTTAATGAGAGGCTTATCCATTTCCGTTGCTCGCCTTTTCGGAGCCGATGTGCGCAAACAGATCGCCGCCGTTGAACTCCGATCCGCTGCGAAGAATGGACAACGGCCACGCTACGCCCGTTCGCGCTTCGTAGCGGTGAGCAACCGTAAACTCTGTCGCGCCCGCTTCGATGTTCTCCGGCCACGGACCTACGGCTTTCTGGAAGTCGCGAGTTTCGATGCGCGGATGCCCCGCGAAAACATGCGGTTCAGGAGAGCGCGGATCGAGCACCAGGAGTGTCTGCGTTCCGGAATGCTTGATCGATCCGCGCAATTCCTGCGTGCTCCCCAGGTTGCCGAGTCGAATGCATCCAATGTATTCGCCAACGTGCCCGCTGTTGCAATTGTCAAGCACGTCGATAAGCGGATCGATGTTCAGTGCCCGGAGCAACTGCCAATCTTCCTCAATCGGAATATGGATATCCGCGATATTGTGCGTCATCTGCGTAGCGCGATTGTAGTTCCCGCCGTATCCGCTACGTTCGCCGAACGTCCACGATACAGGAGGATTCGACTTAAACGACGCCTTGATCGCCTGCATGATTCGGCCAACATCGCTAGCGTTAGCGTACGCAAGATCCGGAGTCGAATAGTCGTCGGCAACGTGAACCGAAAGCGGGTATTTCGTGCGGAGATGCTTGCCGAGCGCAGAGATAGTTTTGATCGCATACTCGACTCGGTTGCATGTGTAGATCGTTACGCAGACGGAATGTTCTGGCATTAAATTTGCTCCGATGCCAGGTGGATCGACGCGAGAGCTTCGGCTTGCAAACGCGGAACATCCTCGCTGGATACAGCGTAATCAGGTTTTACAGATAAGTGGTTCCGCTTGTCAGTTTCCGTAGTGAGATACGTAAACGAGTCTGCCGCATCCTGAACTAGCGTTGTTTCCTCAAGGCTGATTAACTGTTCGTGGATCTTCTCGCCGCCGCGCTCGCCGATGATGTCAAACGGAAGTTTCCACATGTCGCGGCCTAGTTCGTACTTGAAAGCGGTTCCAGCGTCACTTCCGGAAGGAATGCCGTGATTTTCAGCAACGATCATCGCTGCTCCCATAACCGTCAGGAGATCGGCGGAGTTCATCTGCGGAACAGTCATAAAGTGTTCAGTGTTGTAACCTGCAATGATCGTATCGACTGCGCGATCAACGCTCATGTAAAAGCGCGTCATTTTTGGATTGGTCAACTGCGGCCGCTCGCCGCGCTTGATCTTGTTGACGAAGATCGGGAGTACGCTGCCGGTTGAGCCGATCACGTTTCCGTAACGAACCGCGCGAAACCGCGTATGCTTCGCGTTCGTGTAACGCTCGCTCCATATGCGCTCGCCGAGCGCCTTAGTCATTCCGTAGACGTTGCGCGGCATGCAGGCTTTATCCGTCGAGATAAAAACGGCCGTCTTAACGCGCGTCATGGTCGCCGCCGTCGCCGCTGACATGGTTCCGTTTACGTTCGCGTCAATGGCAACCTGTACAGCGTGCTCCGCTTCGGGCACGAACTTGTGCGCCGCAAGGTGAAGCAACGTTTCATGGCCGTCTAGAGCCTCTGTGAGCCTGTTCACGTCGTTGATCGCGCCCAGGATGCACCGTACCCCTGGCCAACGCTCTTTGACCTTGTACTGCTTCTCTTCGTCGCGCGAGTAGACGGTTATCCGGCAATCCCAATCTTCCCGGTGAGCCCGATCGATGATCGCGCGGCCGAGAAAGCCCGCGCCACCAGTTAGGAGAATGCTGCGGCCGAGTGGTGATTCCATGCTCCCTTGCTCCCAGAGTCGGCGCTTAGCCAGCCGTACCCATCGCTAGGAAGCGTATCAGGCTCTTAGAACGCGCGCACGTGAGACGTTTTCAAAAACATTTTCAAGAGATCGTGCGTGCAGGGGATCGATAGCTAGAGTGTGCCATATGTGTCACTTGTGCCTGTGGATCGTCCTTAAAAAGTGTTTTTCAGAATGCCTCACGTGCGCGCGTTCTAAGAGCACAACGGCTGGCTTGACTCCGGGGCAACGAAAAACCCCGGCATTGCTACCGGGGTTTCGAGATTGGAATCGGAGATCTCTAAAGGATCTCTGCTCCGGCTGGTCGCTTAAAGAATCCGAATGATGCATCGTTGCTGCTGCGCTCGATCTGAGCCGTGAACCGAACGCGCGAGCCCTTTTCGGCGTGCGTTACGAACCGGCCAGGAACCGTACCGAACACCCTGGCGGACCGAGACGGTACGCGAGCGGTTGGCATCCATCCGGAGCCTTTTCGCAGCAACGCCTGCACGCGTTAAAATGCGTCCATTCGTCGGCCGATGGCTCTACTAGCCGATCATCGTGGCCGAAGATCATGCAGTTGAGTTGCGTTAGATAGCGTCTCATACCGTCTTTGCCTTTCGTGCGCGCCGTACCATCTCCGTCACGTCTTCCGTCACGATCTGGCCGTTTTTGAGCATCATGGATCGCTTCGTGATCCACGCAAACGACGAATCAGACGGATTGCCTTTCACTTCCTGGCCCGTGTCTGGATTGATGAACGGCACGCGCGACGGACCGAGTAGCGATGTCCGCTGCGCGTGCTCCGCCATCGTGCGCCACCAGCGCGTACCGGCCGCAACAGGCACGAGAAACCCCACGCCCGGCAGTGTGTACCTGTTGCTGTTGAAATCGCCGCCTGCTGCCATGCGTGCGTGCTCCTGGCCCCACGCATTGATCTGGCCGAGAATGTACTCAATCCAGTCGAGCATATCGCCGGATGCGCGGCCGTATGGCGGATTGAGCCAGTACCGCGCCGGAGCCCACGTACGCGCGAGCGCGCTAGGCCCGTTGTCGAGCCCGAAGTATTCCGTACAGAGCGCGCTCTGTGAGTCCGCCGCCGCGTCGATCTGGAAATTGTGGCGTTCGTGGAAATGGGCGAATAGCCATTGCGGAGTTCGCCAGTCTGCGCGCGATGCTTCGCCTACGTGTTGCCTATCTCCTGGTGCGCTCATATCTTCGGCCCTGCCCATACGATCTCACCGCCCGGGAACCAATCGCCGCGCATCACTCGGATATCTCCCCGGTAGATCGCGATCGCTTTCGCGATCGTTACCGCTTCGTTTTCGTTGTAGATGTTCCATTGCGCGTTGATCGGAAAATCATCGCCTTCTTTTTTTTCCTACGATGTAGTACCTGTTAGCCATCCCTGGTTGCTCCCCGTGTTGATTGGTTGACCTTAGCGCGATTTAGATCTAAAGTCAAACAGTCGCGAACAGGCGACAGGGAGCAAGGGTTGGAACCGATCAAGATATACGTTGCCGCTGCGTATCGCCGAAAGGCGGAGATGCGCGAAGTGCGCGACTACATCAACGGAATCTCCGGATTTACCGTTAATGCGCGATGGCTTGCGGAAGGCCCGCACGGAAAGTCCGACTCGCCTAGCATGCCGGATGATCAGTTGCGCACGTACGCGCGCGAAGACTGCGAAGACATCGCCGCCTGTGATGCGCTGATCATGTTCGCCGATCCGCAGAATCATTCCGGAACTGCGCCGGTTACTGGCGGTAGGCACGTCGAGACAGGTTATGCGCTCGCGTTCAACAAGCATGTTGTGATCGTCGGCAAACGCGAGAATGTATTCTCGCGTTTGTTCAATCGCGCCGACAACATCGAACATGCATTAGTGATTATCGCAATGGGAGCGCACGGATTCCGCGTTGAGCCTGGCCGTGAAGGAATCCCGTACGCAACCCTGGCAGCACTGCCGAAGGAATCTTGATGACGCCCGATGACATCGCTACGATCATCGATAACTTCCGCGATGCGGTTACTTCTCCGGAGCCAGTGCGCCCGTTTGTTAATGGCGAAGCATACCAGCACTTGAGCATGGAATACGATCGTCTTCATGAAGAGCGTAGGAACCTGATCGTTTCAGCCGGAGTAGAAATGGAACTTGCGTATTTTGCAGCTATGCGCAAGTCGGTTGCGGAGATCGCAACCGATCCAGAGTCGTCTGCTGCGTGGTCGCGCGTCGCCGCAAACATTCTCGCCGCGCTTGATAGATGGATTGCGCTAGAGTAAGGTTTCCATTGCGACTTCCTGTCGCGCCTTTCCTCAACAGAAAAACCCCGGACCTTTCGATCCGGGGTTTTCTGTTTCTGGTTCCGAGCTAGGTTCAGCTAGTCGGACGGATATCGTAGGACGGGCCAACGCGGTAGAACTGGCTACCCGTGGTGCTCGGCGCGTACGGATCATCCGGGAAGCTATCGTAGCCGTGGATGGCCGGGCAGTAGACGATGTTCGACAGGCGACCAGCAAGCCACGGAGTACGCAGCACGAGACGGCCCATGAACGTTGTTTCGAGCGTGATACACGTCCGCGTCTGGTTAACGATGGTCAGGAACTGACCGTTATTCGACGCAGCGCCGATGACGCCAGGAATCGCGAGCGCCGCCTGGATCTGCGGATTGTCGAACGGGAAATACTCGCCGTACAGCGTCGCACGTCCCTGCGCAGACATCGGAACGATGTAGATGTCCGACTCGAAACAGCCACGCGGGAAGTTGCCGCCACTGTTGTTGCCGGTTTCCTCCGGAGTGCGATCGAAACCTACCTGCCAGCGAACACCGTCAATGATCAGGTACTTTTCGCGCCGCATCCCGTCGCGCATGTTGATCGTGTCGCTCGCGTTGATGTTGATCACGCGGCCGGTAGTCGAATCTGTCACGCAACCGCCTGCCAGGTAGTTGCACGGCCAGACCGCTGTAAGCGCATAGAACAGATTCTCGCGCATGACAATCTGCCAGCGAACCGGAGACAGGCCCATGAGATCGGCGCGCGACATGAGTTCACGGAGCATCACGCGCATGGTATCCATGAGGGTTGCAACATTCGTCTGGTTCGTCGCGCTGATCAGCCCGTCGATATCGAGATGGTTCATGTCATAGACAAGGCTATCGACGGTCGGAAGCGTGTTCCCGGTTTCGGCGTCGCGGTAGCCGGTGTTCACCAGGACTTGCAAGCCCTTGAACTCCATGTACCCCTCGCCAGTGTTGTTCGCAGGGGAGCCGCTGAACAACTGCGTTGCGATTGACTGCGCGAGAGAAACGGATTTCGAAAACTCCGCATTCTGCATTTCGTTAACGAGTGATGGAGTATTCGGCGTGATCCCCATCGCGTTGTAAGAAACGCCGGGAGCATTCATAAGCCGAAGATCCATCGGATCGCTGCGGTCAACCATCTGGCCAAGTCGCACGATATCGATCGGCCGAGTGCCGCGAGTGACGCGGCCGAACGGAGCCGTAATCTTACCGGCCGCGATTAGCCCGCCGATCTTCGGCGGATCGCAAACGGCAGTTTTCTCCGTGCCGGAGTCCCCGGACATCGAAGTAAGAATTTCGTACATGGGGTACATGCTGCGGTTTGCGCGCCAGGGGATTTCACCCATGAGATCGCCGCGCGCCGTCGTCATCGTCGAATAGACATCCGGTTCGATGCCGGGGAACGTCAGGAGCCCGTTAGGCCCGTGCATGAAACCAGGACCGTAATACGCGGTCGCGAGAGAACCGCTTACGTCGTGCTTTTGACGGTAGTTGAAAATGTCGCCAGAGCCGTCACCCTGGAAACTCTTGGCTGCCTGGTTGCCGCCAGACGCCATATCGTAAGCGGCCAGAGCGGCCGCAACTGCTTCGCGCGACATTGTTTAACCTCTTGCATGTGCGTTGACTTGCTCCCAACGACATTGTGCGCGCGAAGCGCGATTGCGGCTTTAGACTTTGAGCATGCCGTGAAGATGGCCCTTTTCGCCGAAAAGACCATTGAGCGCGGATGAAGGCGGGAGATTGAGCATCTGTTCGCCGTTCGATTTCGTCGCCGCCTGAACGTCGCGATCGTCGCTGCCGACAATCTCGCCAGGAGCGCCGCCGCCGAACACTGCGGAGTTCCGCGCCTGATCCTTCGTGCTGCGAACAAACACGTCAGTAAGCGCCTTCGTGATCTGCGAATCAGTATCGGATTCGAGCGCCTTAAAGCGCGCGTCAACCTTCTCTGCGAAAGCGTCGAGCGCCTTCGTCACGGCCGCGAGCACGGGATCGCCACCAGGGGCCAGAGGAGCGCCGTCAGCGGCCGGAGCGGCCGGAGTCGGGGTATCGGCCTTCGGAGCGGCCGGAGCGCCGTCAGTGCTACCCGGAGCGCCGTCAACGCCTTCGGCAATCGCCGTAAGCAACGACTTAACGGTAACGTTGTTTTTCTTGGCGAATTCCGCGAGAGAGGAAACGCCATTGTAGAAACCTTCGGCGTTGTCCACGCCTACGACTTCTCCGAGGAATGCTTTTCGATTGTCAGACATTGTTACCGGAACCTCCGTGCCAAATGAAGTGAGTTCGTTAGCCGCAGAGTCGATCGGAAGCACCGATAACTCAACTGACCGATATCGATGATAGACGCCATCGACTAGATCAGCGTCCTTAAACCCGAAACCGTGAGACATCCCCAGCGGAACAGGGTAGTTGCGAAGATTGTCAATCACTGCCGGGGGAACGTCAACGTCAATCAGCCCGGAAGCAAGCGCGAATCCTTCGTGTTCGTCGATCCAGTCGGCAACGCCGATCCTGGTTCCCTTCGTATGCCAGAGCCAGAGTTCGGGATACTCCCCGGATTTCTCACAATAGTCTGCGAACTCCTGGTGAGCGGCTTTCGTGATGATCTCTTTTTCGCGATCCTGCGTGTTGTTTGAGTACACGCCAAACCATCGCATACCCGCGTCAGTTTCTTTGATCCGGAACCCCGCGCCTGGCGTTAGCTCGATCGCTTCGCTCATAGACTCCGAAAATGCGCTCTTAATGCGGCCGAATATGCCGCCCTTTTCTGCCTTCTTCGTGGCAGTTTTGGCGACTTCTGAGCCGAATTCGTCCGCTACTTTCTTGATTGCTGCGGACTTCTCTTCGATCGACATTTTAGGATCTGAATTGATGTTGCGCATGATATCCTGCAACATCCATACAGCCTCATTATCTTCGTGGATTTTCTCTTGTAAATCCTGAAATTTACGAGCTTCCGCGAACGTCTTTGCCCCGCCGTATGGCCGATAATACATATCCCCGTCGTCATACATGTCCGCGCCTCCTACGGCTTGAATGCTTTCGCTAGTTCAGAAACGGTTTTCTTCCACTGATCGCCCGCGATATCGTCGAGCGTTTTCCATCCAATGTACGCAAACTTTCCGCCGTGTACGTACTTTGCATATTCTACACTATTCGTAACGTTAGATTCGATCGCATCTCCGGACGCCTTCGTGGTGCTAGACCAGCCGCGACCGAGCGCGCCGGTTCGTACGTAGGAAGAGTTCGCAGGCGGTGGCGGATACTTCGATATAGTCCGCTCCGTCTCGCTCGCCCACTCGCTCATAACTCGCGTTGCTTTGTTTTTTATATTCTCGCCGTCGAAATTGGAACCGGAGATTTTGGACGTAACCAGGAATGAAAGTTTCATTCTTCCTCATCCTCAATTTCGATCTTGCCTACCGGGTGACTGGAACAACGGCAGTTGTGAGTTGCAAAACCGTTGGCCACGTAGTAACCTGTAGTGGTTTCGAGGTTGTACACATGTCCGTCAAAGTAGCGTCTTTCACATCCCCTAAGGCTCACGAGTCCAAAAACAGACATGAGCTGGATAGCAATATCATTGTCACTCGGTACGCTGCTGGCGATAGCGAAAACTCTATCGCTAAAAGCCTCGGAGTCAGTCGGAGCGTTATCCGTCTCAGGCTTCTGGAAAATGGAATCACGCCTAGAAATCAATCCGAGTCGGAAACGATCAAGTGGTCGCGCATGAATGCTATCGATCGGGCCTACCAGGTTGAAGCCGCGCACGAAGCTGCTCATCTTCGAACCCAAACTGTTGAAGAGAAATCCAAAAGAGCCATCACTAATCAGAGATCCTTGCGATTTGTTAGTGATTACGAGCGGGATTTCTGCGCTAGACTTTCGAATATTGATTTCGTCCAGCAACTTGCGTGCGGTCCATACAATATCGATATCGCCATCGGGCAATCCGTCGCCGTGGAAATCTTCGGCGGACATTGGCACGCTTCCGGAGATCACGCCGCCCGCGCTGATGAGCGCGCTAGATATCTGTTCGATCGTGGATGGCATTACTATGTCATCTGGTGTACGGACCGAAGACCGATTAGTGATCTCGTTGTAGACGATTTCATCGCCTTCGTTGAGCAAGCCAGCGTTGACCCATCCGCGGCTCGTGAGTATCGGATGATTTGGGGTGACGGTAAGTTCGGAGTCTCCGGCTTTGAGCACGATAATGTCACCTTTGTATTTCCGCCGAGTAGATCCTAGAACTGTTGCATCTGTAATATGCGTTTCGCCGATTACGCAGCGAACGTGTGCAGGCATAAATGGCGTGTCTACGGAGTATACCTGACCGTCGCGCGCTCGGCAGTCTTCATCTACGCGCCCGTCGTTGACCGTGTGCCACTCCCATTTCGTGTACCCCTGCGCGCGGATGTGTCCGAACTGGTAGAGCCCTGGCGCTTTGTCCGCAACGTCTGCGGCGATCACTTCCGGATCGTGTCCCTTCTCAATCCATGTTTCTTTGTCTGTGATTAGTTTGCTTATTT